TTATCATAAAAAGATTGTACAAACTGATTACCATTATTAGAAACTTTACCACCATATAACTGATAGGCCATGCCTCCACCTTTTCTTTTAATAACTTTTTTTTCTTTAACTGATTTTTTTGGAGGTACAATTTTACCAGTTAATGAATCAGTATTACCTTTTACAACTTCTCCTTTTGGTGGTTTAACTTTTGATTTATTTTTAATAGCTTTCATTCCTAAACCAGCTCCTATAGCACCTGCAACAAAAGCCCCTTTGTTAACCTTACCACCTTGTTTTTTAAATCCCATATTATTTCTTACTGCTGTGGGTAATTGAGATAGTCCTTTACCTTTATTTCCTTCAGGTACATCTTTTAAATTTTTCATTTTATTGCCTCTTGTTACTTGTAAGTTTATATTACTTCTACTAATACTCATTAGTCTGAACCTTTAACTACTGGTGTTGGGCCACCTAATGGATTAGCAGGACTTTGCATATCATCTCTTCTAGTTCTTCTAGATTGATTTCTTAATGCATTAATTGAACTTTGATACTTTTGTTCCATTGTAGGAACTAAAGAAAAGTTCTTCATGAATATCATTGACTCTACCATACATGCATCAAATAAAGCATTATAACAAAACTCGCTAAAATAGTTTGATGTGGTAGCACTTGTTCCTGTAGCACTAGATAATGCTAAAGGTCTTTTTGTAGTTTGTATCTCACCAGTCAATGCTGAAGCTGGTGTAGGTACTACATAAATTTCTGTGTTATTTTTTCTTGAATAGTATCTTGGTGTTCCTGTTGATGCACTTGCATGAGGAAAATAATCTATTGCATATTCGTATGTTCGTTGTAATAATGGTGTTATATTAGATGAAGCACTTGTTTTATAGTTTACATTTCTAACTACTAATGTACCTTCTGGTACTGTTACTATAGGGTCTCCTGCAGTAAAACTAAAACTAGAATAATTATCTAAACCAAAATCATCTAGTTCTTTCATTAATCTACTTTCAGCTCTTTCTACAATATTAGATATTTGTGATTCATATTCACTAGAATCATTCTCTGTAGTATTTATTAAATCTGTTTTTAAAAACGAATACGAGGGCATGTATTATCCTAATACTAATGTAATAGCTGCAGCACTGGCTGGAGCAGAAACACTAATTGTACCTGTAGTTCTTAATCCCATCTCTCCTATATAGATATCTGAGGTACCACTAGCCGGTACTTTACATTTTATAATGCTTGAACCAGAGGCATCTTGAACATCAAAAGTTCCAGCAGTTGGTGAGTATGCATGAAGTGCTACTATTCTTGGGCCTAATAAAGATGTTACTTTATCACTACCAGAGACGTATACTGCTTTAAAATTGTTTGCCATTTTAATTCCTTAATGTTAGTATAGGAAGGCAGAGTAACTCATACCTTCCCATAATTTTATTAGACTCCTGGGTTTCCTATATACCCTCGCCAGTCAGATACACCAAAAGAATATCTTTCTCTTGCTTTAAATCTGATGTTTCCGGTATCGAAATCAGGTTCCATTTTAGTTTGTAAAGGTGTTCTAGTGAACATCTTAGTACCATTTGGAACGTCAGTTTTTATGAAATACGCATCTGGGTCATTGAATCTTCTGTTTACAAAGAAACCATTAGGAACTAGTCCCATGTTCTTTAAACTGTTGATGTCATTGTCTGCACTTCCAGTTGTACCTGGAGTGTTTAAAATTACATCAGCAACGAAGATTAATTCGTTAGGTACGTGCAATGATACTGCTCCTGCTCCAATCAAAATACCTCTATCATCTTTAAGTTGTTGTACTTGTATTAAAGATGTTTCAAGTGTAGTTTGAGATAAGTCAGCATTAGTGCCATTGTTTGCATAATTGCTTTGTGTTCCACCAACAACTACTGGGTGAGCAGTGCTTATAAAAGCCTGTCCATCACCAATAGCAGTAGCACCAGCAGTAAAAGCATTATTGAAAACTGAAGCAGCTTTCTGTTGCTTTGTATTTGCCATTGCTCTTGCTAAACCTTTTGCTCTTAACTTTGAAAAAGTGTCATAGAGGTTGTCCTCCATTGCTTCTTCTGTAATTGCAAAAGCAAGTGCGATTGTTTCATTTTGATATCTAGCGACATAACTTTCGCTTGCATTATCAAAAGATACAGCAGCACCTTCTAGTTTAGTTGGGGCAGTACCAAATCCTGTAAAGAGGACTTCCTCTTCAAAAGACCTGTCTGAGTTCTCTATATCATATAGAGGCTCATGTTCATTGTTAACTTCTCCATACTCCATTCCAAAGACTGCATTCAATCCAGGAAGGAGCTCTTTACTAATAGCAGCTCTATTTATAGCCATTTTATATTATCCTTTCCTAGTTATTATACAGATGTTGAAACTTGAGCTTTCACAAAATTACTTCTGTGTCCACTTAAATAAACTTCAACAATTGGGTATTGGTCAGTATCAGTTACATTACCATTGACAGAATCGCCATCTAAGTCTTTTCTACCAACAACTCTTGCATGTGCACCTATTTCGACAGCAACTCCAACTGGAGCTCCTACTAATCTATAGTTTGATTGTCCTGTAAGTGTGCTACCAGCAGCAGCTCCACTTACTGTAGCTGTATAGCTATTTACGATACCAATCTCTCCATCCGATAAAGTAGAGTCTGCTTGTACGTAATAAGTTTGTGCAGGGTCTGTAATGACATGAAGTTTGACATCAGTAACACATGTTCCACCAGGAAAAAATCTAGAAAATTTTGGTTCTCCATTTTCTACATATTGACATCCTTGGAAAACACCAGAAGGCTTCAATGATGTTGAAGCTAAAGGTGTTATAGTTCCACCAGTATCAATAACAATCAAATCTCCAGCAAATATATTATTTGGAAGAAGGGCTGTTATAGCGATAGCTGAGTTGGAAACAGGTTGTACTATCTGTCCGTAACCTTCACTGTTCGGCTGACCATCTCTTTTTCGAGCAGGGAGAAAACCAAATGGATTAAAAGTTGTAGCCATTATAATTCTCCTTAAATAAAAAAAAGTTGATTAAAAAATTAATCCTGAAACGAAGGTCTTCTTCCTTTCGTAACAGAACTTTTACTTGTATTACTTATAGGCATCTGAGAAGTTGATTGATTCATTAATTGTTGATTAACAGCATCCATCATCTGACCAGACTTCTTTAAGTAATGTGCTTTTTTCGCTTCTAGTTTAAACGTAGGTATTTTACCTAATGCTAAGTCTCCACGACAGACTACACCAGCATAGCGACCTTCCTTCCTTACGATAGAAGTTGCTCCCATTTCAGGTACCTCTTCCGGAGTCACAAATTCCCAGCCTTGTTGTTGTTTCTTACCGATATTTTGATAATCTTCTTTATCTTTTAAATCGATACGAAGCCAGCCCAAGGTCATGCCTGAATTTTTAAACTTCTCAGTAACTACATCAGGGATGTTAGTTATAGATGGTTCTTCAAATACATAATCTTTTTGTGCTCTTTCGTTGGTTTCTCTGGTTTGAGAACTACGTACATTATTTCGTGTCATTATTTACCTCCACGTTGCATATTAATTGTTGTATAGTCACCTTCAGATTTAGTTACCTTCATCTTTTCGGCAGCATACTGTTCAAGTGGTATTCCCCATTTACTAGCAAGTCGAACATCCTCTTGAGATAATTTAACTTTCTTTGGGTTAGGAGAGGAACGTGACCCTCCTGCAACTACTTGAGATGGTGATGACGAACCATCAGTGCGTTCTGTTTGTGCTGGCTTACTCTCAAACTTATTGGGAAAAGCTGCACGAATTCTATTATCAATTTCTGAATAAAAATCTTCATCCGTAGGATTATAACCTTCATTCTTTAATTCAGCATCTATTGCTAAAGCTGAAGCAGTCATAACATTATCTTTACCAAACCAATCATTATCTGCTTGCCAATCTATTGCTTTTTGGTCAGCTTGTACTGGTCTTTGTTGTACTGGTTGTTGTACTTGCTTCTGTACTGGTTGCTGTGTAAATCTACTTTTTGTTGCTGCTACATTTTTTAAATCAGTTTGTGCTTCATTTAATGCTTCTTGTGCTTTTAATAATTTATCTTTATCTTGTGCTTCAAAAGCATCTGCATAAGAACTTCTAGCTAAATCTAATTTATCTTTTAATTGTTTTTCAGTAGCATCTAAATTTAGTTTACTGACTTGATGAAACTCGTTTTCTTTTGTAGTGTAAGAACTTTTTAGTTGTTCATTTTGTTGAATGAGTTGATTTATCTGCTCATCTCGTTCTTTTCTTTGACGTATTAATTGTCTAATTCTTTTTTCTGCACCTTTAGTTTCAATACCGTCTAATTCTTTTGGTGCTTCTTTAGCAGGCTCTTCTGCTTTAACTGGTTCTGGTTCAGGTTTTGCCTCAACCTTTTCTTTTTCTTCTACTTCAAATTCTACTTTATTATCTTCTTTATTTTCTGAGACTTCTATCTCACTCCACTTATCTTCCATTTTATTCTCCGTTGTGCACGAAACAAACGTATTACGTGCTTATTATTATTATACCACATTTTACAAGAAAATGCAACCTTTATTTACATATTTGTTAAATTAAATGTTGGGTCAAGATGTGTTGGGTCTTCAACCTTCATTATTATCTGGTCATCAAATAACAATAATAGTTTAATTCCTTTATAAAATAACTTTTGTCCGGCATGTTTACCATAACAAATGTAATCATCTTCTTTACACCATGCTCCAGCAGGAAACTTTTCTTTATCTTTATAAGCTAAGTTACCTATCTTTAACACTCTACCAACTGTTGTTAAATAAGATATATCATCTTTAACACTTCCTGGTAATAATATACCACCTTTAGTTTTTTCCTTAATACTTATAGGTCTAACTAAAACGTGATATCCTGGCAGTTCTGGTAATATATCTGGGTCTAATGTATCATCATCAGATATCCATGAACTGTTTTGCATTGCTTTGCCTAAAGCGACTTGTTGCATTAATCATCCTCCATTCTTCGTTTTATTATATGTTTTAAATTATTTTTACACCATTCTATACTTGTGATAGAACCAACCATTTGCCTATAATGAGGATAATCTTCAGCAGAACCATTACCTAATGTTTCCTTTAACTGAGAGATTTCCTCATCATAAGCTTTAAATACTTCGTCAAATATTTCCACTATAACTCAGCACATGCATAGCAATTAATTTCTAGTCCTACACTGATTTCTTTTATAATAGGTTTATTCCACATAAGTTACTCCTTTTATTATTAAGCTGCGAAAGCAAATGCACCTGTTAACAATGTTGGGTCTCCACCCATTTCAGCAGCAATATCCCATGTACCTGTTTCATAACAAATAAATGCAATCTTACTACCAATAGTAAATAAATTTGTTGCTGCATTTGCAGGTGTAAAAACTAATTGAGTTTCACCTTCTGCAGAAATATCAAATGTTACTTCATTGGTTGCTCTTGATTCAATAACAGAACCAGTTTTCCAAACATCACTACCGGCTGCATTAAAAGTTAAAGTATTAGTTCCACCTGCTGTTTCATCTGCTTGAACATAAACACAAACTGAACCTTCTTTTGCTGCAGGTAAAGCTACTGCTGCTGCTGCAGCTCCTGTGTAGTTTACTACATTTAATGCCATATCGGTTAATGTAATACTCGCACCAGTTGCTAAGTCATTAAGTGATAAACCAGTTAAGTCAGGCATACCTGAACTCATTCTAGTTGTTTCAACATCTGAACTTGAATCTCTAGTTGCAATTTGAAAACCTCTTGTAGACCTGACTGGTCCTTTAAAAGTTGTATTCGCCATTTTCTTCTCCTTTGTTACTCTACTGTCT